CAACAATAATAATTTCTCAAAAATCTTTTTGATTTCTGTTTGTATAGGTTGAATAACCAAATGTTGAAAGTGGTCTTGTGCTTCAAGATGGTCAGGTGTTCCTAACCCACCAGGTGTAATAATACCAAGTAATTCGGGACTACTAATTTGGTGAGATGTAAGGATTGCTTGTTGAACAGCGGCTCCCATTTCAATCCACATCTTATCACTTGAATTAGATGTGATTTGTGTAACCTCTGGTGCTTGGTCTTTGCTTTCCGCAAACGTTAAGAATAACTTACCAGGATTGTTTGAACCACCATACTTTGCGGTCATTGACTGGTATATTTGTTCTCTTTCTTCAGGTGCAGGTATTCCATTATTCAGGGAAACGAAAAGTGAAGGTTGAAGGTTATTACAAATATTGTTAAACCACCAATTGTATATCTCTACTTCAGTTGAGATTGCAGTAGAACCTCCCCAATAACCAGGTGTGGCATAATAGTTGTTTCCGCAACTATGTGTTGTATAATAAAAAACTTGTGATTGGTCTTCGTGATTAGATGGATTGAACGCAGCAATTTTTCTTGGAATAAACTTTTTTGGATAAGCCCAATCAGCACTATAATAATAGTTATTCACCTTATCCAACATATCACTTTTCTCTGCTCTAATTTTTGACGCATCCATATAATACATCTCAAAACCAGTATCTCTATCTTTTCTCCAAACAATATTCAAGGCAAATGCTCCGTATAAGATAAAATCTAACGCACATTTACTCCATAAGTCATACATAGGGTCTCCCAAACTATTACTCATAGCCAATCTTTCGTTCTCACCCGACCTCAATGTAATTTCTTCTCCTCTTACACCATACCATTTTGATTGTATTGACGCACGATGTGTTGGTGAAGAATTGTATAATCTAATAAGTTCTTGTGGTGCGAGGTTGGCAATACCATAATATACCCACGGGGTGCGGGTATTGATGATTAAGTTTTCTTCAATAATAGGAACGTTTGCTGTGGCAAACTCAAACACTTTAAGTATTTCTCCATTATCTAATTTCTGTTCGTTCATATCTATAAATATATTTTTTTATACAAAAAAATCACTAACAATCTGTAAAGGTTCCACCTACGATTTGTTGATTTACTATCTGTTGTCTCTTTAGAGTACCAGGAGAACATACGTTATTATCAATACAATTAGCAATCCACATATCAGGTAAAGGTATTGTGAATGCCGCATCTAACCACCAAGTATCACTCGTATTTACACAAGGGAAACAATTCAACGGCAAACAAGGATTACATTGTGCTTGTCCTCCACCAATATTAGCATAAACCGTTATTGTATTACCCGTAGATAAGTTATTACAAGCCTCAGTGAAAGTAGAACCCGTACCTACTATAAATTGGTTAAATGTTGCTGGTGGGGTAGAACTTGGCGTTGGCGTCAAAGTAGGAGTTGCCGATGGCGTTGGAGTGACTGCCGCAGGTGTGCTCGTAGGTGAAGGAGTGATTGAAGGTGTTATATTCGGAGTAGGATTAGGTTCGCCAGGAGCAAAAATAATATTAGAATTATCCTCATCACTTGATATGAAGATGTCGTATTGACTATCCATAGTTGAAGCGGTTGAAGGAAATACTTGTGCGTCTCCGTTTTCAACAACATTATAAGCAAGTGCTGGATTAAGATTACCAGAACCCGCAGGCTGTTCGTAAATAGCATACAAATACTGACCCTGATAGGGAAAGTGTATTTGACCTACGCCAGTTCCTTCAACGAAAAAAAACTCATCATATCTACTTTTATGTGTTGAAATATCTGTTGGGATAAAACTAACATTTTGTTTTGAGAATATATGAGTGAAGGAGAATAAATATTCTGGATTAGTAAGTTCGCTATTCTGTGAAACCGTTACAACTAATGTATTCGGTTGATTTGTTTTTATTATCAACATATCAATAAAAAATAAAACATAGGGGGTATTACCCCCCTACATTATTATATTCGGTTATTTTTATTACAAGCAACCACCACAATCATCAACGGTAATTCCTGAAACAACTGAAGCCAGTGTTCCTGAAAGTTCGTTCATAGGGTTTGGTTCCAAGTATCCAAAAGTTAGATTATAACCATTCTGGTCTCCAAGTGCTTTACCAGTCACTGAAGTTCCAGCAGTTACATACGCTCCGTAAGTTTGTCCTAAAAAGAAATAAGCGCCGTTATTATCTTCAACAACAATTGCCAATCTTTGAGATTGTGCTAATGTTTTCAAGATATTTCTTTTCGCTTGTTCCAATTTAGCAAAGTAAGTTACGGTTTCACCTTGGTAGAATACTGTTCCGTTCTCAAGTGAAGCATTTACTGTTTCTGTGTGTTGAGAAGATGTTCTAATCAACTGGAAGCAATAAAACTCTCCTGTTCCTGATATTGCTGTGATTGTATCACCAGTTGTGCTGGTAATCGCAGAAATATTACAGAAGTCAGTAATCCACATATTTTTAAGACCACCGACATTATCACGGCAACCTAGTAAAATACCATCTGTTAAATTACAACTCATTTTATATTATTTAAGTTCATAGTTTATTTGTTGTATAAAAGTGGGGGGTTATTACCCCCCTCTCTTATGATAATCCGTTTGTTACGAAGAACTCTTGGAAAGCAACTTGTGTTCCTAGTTTCCAAGCAGACATAATTCTTACTTCTTGGAAATCTTGAGACCACCACGCTCTGAAACTATCCTCGTCTGAAGCAAGGTCAGTTCCAACAAGCATATACTGCATCGGTCCAGCAACGATTAAGTCGCTTCCGTTTAATCCAGGAACCCCTACAACCTTGAAATTAGATTGTGGATGGAACGTTTCATAAACCTGACCTAATGTAGGTTCAGTGAAATGGAAGTTATTTACGTTACGTAAAGCAACCATATAACACTTGAATTGAGATTGAGACATGTAGATTACAATATCATCTCTATCATAAACGTTTCTGTTTAACTGATTGATAAGATTATCAACTTGCGCTAAAACGTTATACGCTTGTTGCTGAGTTGAAGAACCTGTTACAGAACATAACGCTGTTTGACCTGTAAGTTTTACACCACCATTACTTACGAAGTTTGCAGAACCAAAGATTTCTCTAAATCCTGAAAACGCTGAAGTTCCTGATGAAGCATTCCATAATAGGTCTTCGTTATATCTTTTGATTTGTTTAGTTTGTAAATCAATAATTGCTTGTTCAAATGGAGCATTCTCATTGTATGAACCAGCGTTCAAATACTGGCCTAACCAGAGTGTGTTTAGTTCCTGTAAACATAATGATTGATTTACTTTTAATGCTTGCACGGTTACAGGTGCAACTGTAAATGTTACGTCACCTTGGTCTGACCATCCGCAAGTTGTTCCAGTTTGAACTACTAATGTTTCAGTTAAAAGATTTACGTTTTGAGTTCCTTTAATACCAGGAATTACATTAACGTATTTCATTGTTACGGGTGTTAATACCGCTTCACTGATAATATCAGGAGACAATTGGTCAACATATGAAGAAAGACCACCCAAGTCGTAATTGAAATTGAGTTTTGTTAAATTGTTTTTCATTTCTCTATTTTTATTTACCACCTAAATCTGCTCTTAATTTTCTAAAACCTTCGTATTTAGTAGCAAGAGGATTTTGTGTTTCGTTTATTGTTTTTTGAGTATAAACTCTTGAACCCGCAGGTTCTTTGGAAAACTTTTGGAATTTGCTTTCCAGTTCTTTTTGTTTTTGAGCGATAAGGTCAATTTTGGTCTCAAACTTTGATAATGCTTTTTGGAATTGCTCCGCAATACTCATCATAGTTTTTTCCATATCTGCTTGTTCCACGTTTTCACGTTCAACAATTTTACCATCTTTGGAAATAACTCTGATTTTGTTTTCATTACCACTTTCATCTTTGAGGACAACTTGATGTTCTCCATCTGGTGCTGGTTTTTTCTCATCACCATCAAGAACAAAGAGGTCTTCACCTACATCAAAAGATGGACTTTCAACTTTAACCCCGTCAGGAGTTTCAGCAATTGTAAATCCAGTTTTTCTTTTTTCGTAGTCAGCCTTGGATTGAATACCAGAGATTGCTCCACCAACAACGGAAATAACATCTCCGCTTGTGCTTTCATAATCTCCATCTGCCATCGCTGTTAAAGTGCCGTCGTAATTTACTTGTTTAACCATCAAACCAACAGAGGGAGTATCACCACCAACTCTCATAGTTTTATCGTCTTTTAGTTTTACATCAGCAAACTTATCAGCAGACATTTCTTCATCTTTCTTTGCTTTATCTTCATCTTCTGTCTCCTTCTTATCGTCCATAGTTTTTTCATAGTCACCCATATCTATCTTGATGAGATTTCCATCTTCATCTACTTCAAGTTTGGAACCATCTTCTAACTTATGAACTCCTGGAGGAGCAGGGATAAGACCTTCTTCTGTCGCAACATATACTTTTTGTCCTAGTTCTAATTCA